GATAGCTTTACGTGATTGGTCTGTAGCACCATTAACCTGAGTTAGCGTTAAAGGAGTTGTACCACTAACTGAAACTATCTGATATGCTGCAACTGCCTGATCGACCAGATCAATAACATTAGTATTAAGAAGCGCACCCCAAGAGTTAGGATTTTCCCCATCCCCCTGTTTCTCTAGTCTAATGTTTGATGTATAAGTACTCGCCATTTTAAACTCCTAATTCTGGTACAGTCAGATATAATATGTAACCAACCTCTATGGGATTTGTTTTAATCTTATAAATTATTGTTTCTGTTTTTAAATAATTTTTAAATCTATATACTTCTTCAACCACTAAACCTATTACTTTTCTTGGATGCGTAAAACATCTTTCTTCCATAGATAAGGTAAGGAATGTAAGGTCTGCTTTTTGTTTTGACTCTTCTAAACCTTTACCTATTCTTAATATTGCATCTTCATCTATACAAAAACTTTTATATGTCATTAAGTCTTCAGGTATAGGAATTGAATTGTGTTTACCTTGTGCAGAAAAAGAATATAAAAAAACTTGTAAATAAAATAGTATAAAAATTAAAATGTATTTCTTCATGTTCTTGGGTCTTCAGGCCATCCACTGTATACATCAATTGCTTCCAATGCTGAAATACTACTGGCATTATTTATAGCTGTTTCTAACTCTGCATGTTTAGTTCTTAAATTTGTGCGCCATGTAGCTAAGTCACTGGGTTTAGCTTTCGATGTTTCTTGTTCACGAATTACTATCCAGTCAGTGCTTTTTAATAAATCTGAAAGAGCAAAATTAATTTTTTCTACTAAAATTTTTTGACAATCACTTAAATTTTTTTCTGTGTTAGTATATGTTCTTGTTACACCATCATCTTTAAATTCATCTTTATAAGTATTATCATAAAATTCAGTATTCTTTTCTTGACCACTAAGCACTATTTTATATATTCCTATTTTATTTAAATCTTCATCACTCCATAATTTAAATATATTTTTAGGATACTGAATAGTATCTATTGTCATAGCTTTTTCTCGAATAAAAGATTCGACAATAGAACTATCTTTAACTAATGCATACATAACTATTTCCTCAAGCTATTGAAACTGAAACTGGATCTGCAAATATACTTACATTTCCAACAACACTTAAATCTGCTCCTGAACCTCTATTAACAGCAAACTGATCTGCAGTTTCTCCCTCTCTTAAAGATAAATATATCATAGGAGAAGTTCCTGTAGGAGTTGATCCATCTGAACCTAAATCAACAGGTGTGCCATCAGCATTAAGAAATAACCTTCTATTTGATTCTATATCAAAATCAACAAATTGATTTGGAGCATAGTATACTTCTGCTACAGCACCAGCAAATGAAGATTGACCACCAAAAACTTTTGCCCCTACAAAAAATTGTCTTGCTGCACCACTTGCACTACCAAACCTATAAGTTGTATCTGTTGCATTTCCAGCACCCTGATCTGCATCATTATGATACCAACGTACACTTTTATCTGAAGAAGATACATTAAAACTAAACATAAAACAGTTCCACTGGTTTTGAATAAATATTGGTTCATTCAAGTCTATACCGTAACCACTCGCAGCTTTTTGCCACAGAACTTGTAAGTTTGGGTCAGGATCAGTCCGTACAAAAAAACCGTAAGGTGAAGCTACAACTTCAGGATTAGTACCTCCAGCACTACCTATTAAGTGCATAATAGAACCTAAATCATCAGTAGGATGAAACCATATAACTATAGTAGCTTTTTTACCATCAGGTGCTTTAAAACTAAAAGGAGAGCTAACAGTTGCGTTAACAGAAGAAGCACCATGAATATAATTAGATAAACTTGTAGCACTATTTTTTAATTGTAAACCTACAGGTGAAAAAGCATCACCAGCTTGACCACCAGAACCAGCTAATATATTTGTATTAAAAACCATTGTATTTTTATTCTCTATGTTCCAGTTGTATATGCTTTAGTTAACACTGCTTGAGTTAAAACAGCAGTATGCACTATATAATCTAGTCTGTCTATTGCATTAGCAGCAGTTGAAAGATCAGGTGCAGTTCCTCCAGCAAATTGATAATAGTTTGAATAATTTAAAGTATGCGGTCCTCCTGATCCAGACTGAACTATAAATATACTTCCTACCTGACCTGGGGTGCAATTAGTAGGATTACCTAAAGTTCTATTACCTGCTAAAGTAACCGTAAAGTTTTGTCCTGCATTAAAGTCAACTGCAATAGTTGCACCATCTGTTAACTGATTTACGTCTGCAGCGGCTGACTTAGAAATATGTATTTGTTTTTCTGGTGAAGCTTTGTCTACACCGATCCTACTGCCTACTCTTAACTCACCACTTACAGATGCAGAAGTTTTAACTACCAGAGTATTAAATATACCACTGTCTGCAGAAATATCTCCTGTGATAACTGCATTGATAGATGTAATAGCTGCAGCATTAACACTAGTTAGTACACTAACTGCTGCAATATTTGTGTTACTGTTTCCTATACTTGTAGCTAATGCTGCAGAAGTATTGGTTAATCTTGTATTTACAGAAGTTATAGCTGCTAAGTTAACACTTGTTAATGCACTAACAGCAGCAATGTTTGTATTGCTATTGCCTATGCTTGTTGCTAATGCTGATGAAACAGCAGCTAGTTCTGCTGATGTAGCAAAGTTAGAACCGTCTCCCAGTATAGAGTTAATAGAAGTTATGGCTGCTTTATTAACACTTGTGAGTGCGCTAACTGCAGCTATATCTGAGGCAGTAGGAACTGCAGCACCACCTACAAATACATTAGTAGATGCAAATAAATTAGCTGCACTAACATTACCACTAAACTCTGCAGCAGTACCACTGACCTTTCCAGTAAAGGATGCACCACTAACAACAGTAAGCTGATTAGCTGTAAACGCTGCAACTGATGTAGCAGCAGATGCTTCTATACCTGTTAGATTTGATCCATCACCGTAGTAAGCTGCAGCAGTTACATTACCAGTAAATGTAGCAGCAGTACCAGAGAATGTAGAAGCAGATACTGCTCCTGTCATAGCAAGAGTTGTACCACTTACTTTACCTGTAAATATACCTGCTGCTCCAGTAAATGTTGCTGCTGATACTATGCCACTAAACTCTGCTGCAGTACCGCTAACTTTACCAGTGAATGCTGCACCACTAACGACTGTTAGTTGATTAGCTGTAAAAGAAGCAACTGAGTTTGGTATAGATGCTACAACCCCTGTTAGATTAGAACCATCACCAAAATAAGTTGCTGCACTAACATTTCCTATTATAGTTAAAGCATTACCAGTTATATTTCCTGATGCACTAAGAGCAGCACCAACGGTTAGTTTACCTGTTGTCTCTACTTCAGAGTTACTTATTTTTAAGGCTGAGTTTGTTCCTTCACCATCTGAAACAAAACGTACAGTTGAGTCTACTCCACTATTACTATTACTTACCTGAAGTAAATCTTTGTAACTGTTTGATATGAGTTTGCCAGTGAGTGTTGCCATTATATTAAATTCCAAAATCTATCTGTGTCTTCCCATTTAGTATTAGCATTTTGCCACTCAATGCCTCTATCTGAGTTAGACGGTGGACGAGGATTACGAATATTTATATCATCTCTTACATCAGGTACTTTATTCTGTGGATGATTTTTTAAATCATATGCTCCATCAAAATCTGTTGGGCAAACAAGTAAACCGTAACTGTTCATTTGCATTACCCTATGTGGGTAAACAAAACCGCATATGTCACATACAGCTTTGGCGTTCTTGTTACTTGCCATTATTATACCCTATTTATTCTAGGTAAGAAATAAGCACTTGCTCTTTCTCTGTCTTCATGCATAGCATTCATAAGACGTTCTTCATATTCTGCTTTAAGAAGACCAACACGACCTGCATCTGTACCAGGACGTTTCATAGCCATGTAGTAAGCTAGACCTGTAGTAAGGCAAGGAAGGAACCTACGAGATACATCTGCAGTTTGACCAGCAGACTTGTTTACATCCTCTGTGTACTTAACTTTCTCTAGCTTTAGAATGTCTGTAGTATTTTCAGGTACAGGCCAAAGAAATAAAGTAGGATTATCTCTACCTCTGCGAATAGCATATTGATTAGGTCTACCTGTCTGACTCTTACGAGGAATCTTTAAATACTCTTCCATCGTAATACGCTCAAGTTGAAGATCAACATTATCTCTTCTAAGAACTGCCTCAGTAACATCAATAGTACTTGAAGTTAAAGCATAAGATGTTACACTGGTAGAGACTGAAATAGCAGTTGTACCAGCAGTCCAAAGAAGAATACCACGGTTCTGCCAATCTTGGAGAAGAAGATTAATTGACCTACGAGCAGACTTAGGTTCGTGTCCTAGTGTCTGCTCACCACCAATCATCTCTGTTGCTTCTTGAATAACTTCATCAATATCCATTGAGAAGTCGTATGTTCCACTAGTAGCCATTTAGTTATTCCTAGTCGTTGTATTCTATAATTTTTCCTGGCTCATAATCCACTACAACATCTTGTTCTTTAGCTTTGATCTGTGGACCTTTACGTGCAGCACCGTATCCTTGACCAGTAGGACGACCTGTCATTGCATCAATCTGTTCTGCAGTACGAGGATTACGAATATAATTATAAGTATATTCTGTTATCCCCTTTGGATTATTGGACATCTTTATCTCCTTCTAGATTTACGCCGTCTATTAGTTTTTAAAGCAAGTGACTTAATTAATTTATTACCTTTTTTTCTTTTAGACGGCGCTTTGATAATCTGTTGGCTTATCTTTGATCTGTTTATTGCCATTACTAGTAGAGGCGATTATGAGGTGCTTTGCCTACAGCACCGCCCTTAGACATGTACTTGCTCTTTTTCATTGCGCCACCTTTAGACATGTACTTGCTCTTTTTCATAGAACCGCCTTTTTTCATCTTTGACATGTATTTACTTTTTTTTGTGTGTCCTGGCATCTTCATTCTCCTCTTGATATAAATTGTTAAAAGTTAAATATGGATTCATATAGCTATCGTGTATTTCTGCTGAGTGTACATACTGACTTGGTGCAAAGTCTGGTGCGCCTTCACCAGTTACCCACAAAGCAGGATTAGTTACTCTTACTCTATTATTCGGTAGTGCTACAATATTACCAGTATATTGTCCTGCATCAATTAATTCTAAAACATGTGACTGTTTATGTTGTGCAGGATCATCTGATATAGAACTATCCGTATAATCTACTGTAAACAAATATCTTCCAGTATAAAAAACATTGTCTATCTTACATAACCAAGGACTTGATGATACTCTGTCCATAACTATGACTGCGTGATTTCTAGAAGAACAATCCCAAGGTTGTGCTAAATGTGTGGGCATTTTATTAGGCCATTCTTCTAACCTAGTATCAGCCACTAAAGCTGTAATAGGCATTCTTGCCCACATTGCTCCACCATGTACATTCTCTTCTTCATCACACCCAGTAAATACAACATTAAAAGTTAATGATCTATCTGGTATTGTATTAACTGCAATTACTAAAGCGTGTAAATATTCTCCTTCGTAGTCCATGTGGTTATTAGTAAATTCTTTTCGTACCCAACATTTAAACTGTGGGATGTTTGAACTTAAATATGACATTTTATTTTTTACTTTTATGTTTCTTTCTTAATGTTTCTTTAGCAACTTTTGCCAACCTAGACTGTTCAGGCTTCTTTGCAAACTTTGCACGTTGTTCTAATACTGTTAATATCTGTATCTTTCTTGCATATGGCTTTCTTATCCTTTTAACTTTTGCAATAGTATCTCTAGCATCTTTAACTGTAGCATACTTTATACCCACTGTATCCTTTGGATTTTCATCTGTATAAAGTCTACGACCAGAACCTTTAGGTTTTTTTCCTGTTCCTACTTTTGGGTCTTTTACTTTTCTCATTTTTCTTCACATAGTTTTTAATGATATTAGATTGTTTCTTATGTAAACGAGAGGCTTTAGATAAAGCTTTAGAAACTTTTTTTAATTGTTTTACCATCTAACACTTCCACCTTCTTCTAGCTTGTCTAAGTCTTGAGTTAGGATTCTTTGCAGCTTTAGGAAACTTTTTCATTTGACCTGCTGATCTAGCACAAAAACTTTTTCTTCTGGCTGCTCTTGCTTTAGTACGAGGTTTAGATTCAGTAACAGCAGTTTTAAGTTTACTGCCAGGATTTTGTCTTCTGTATTTTGCTACCCCTTTAGCACTTAGACCTGCACCAGCTTTTGTAGGACGCTTGTCTCCCTTACCAATAGTAAGACCTTTCATGCCTTTACCAGTAATTTTCTTTTTCTTTTTAGCTGCCACAGTCCCACCTTTTTTTCTAAAAGCTTTTGTTTTCTTTGCAACAGATTTAGGTTGTTTAGAAAATTGTTTTCCTTTTTTAGTATCTTTCTTTTTCTTTCTAGTTGTAGCAGCATATTCAGCAGGAGACAATGCCGCTATAGCTTTAGATGGTAGATAACGCTCACCTGTTTTAGCTGAAGGCTTTCCTGACTTTGTACGCCACTTTTGCTTTGTCCAATCCTTTAAACTCTTTTGTGATTTCTTTAAAGCCATCTTTACTTGTATCCACCACCTGCAGCTTTATATTGTTTTGCCAGCATTTGTGCTTTTCTTGCACTCCACTGACCACTATTGCCACCCTTGCTGCCAGCTTTAATTTTATTAAATAATCTTTTACGCATAGTAGGTTTAGTATAATTACCAGCTTGATTAACTTTAGATTTACGAACAGCTTTCTTCTTCATTTTCTAAGTCCCTTGTTTCTTATATGGTCCTTTACCAAAACCTTTTTGTGCAACTCCACAACCTAAAGGTTTACCAACCTTACCTCCCTTTTTCATAAATCCCATTGTATTACGAACAGATTCTGGAAGTTTACCAAGACCTACGTTATCTTCAGGAACTGGTTTTAATGAACCATTGCTTTGTTTATCCATACCTAAACCCAACCGCCTCCTGTACCTCTAGTACGTTTATTTCCTTTACCAACACCCATCTTAGGTTTAAAGCCTCTGAGTGCAGAGCGAACACCGCGAGGTGCTTTACTTACCTTTTTCTTTTTACCTCTTCCTACACGACCACCTTTAAAGTCACCTTCATAAAGTTCTGATTCTTCTATTCTTTCACGTACTTCATCAGACATTTTATTCTTGTCTACTTCATACATTAATCCTAAATCTTTTGAAGTTTGACCAGGATAAAAAGCAAAACGTCCACCTTCAGTTAGGTCGTCTGCTTTAGGAGCAGGATCAACTTTTTTCTTTTTTAGTTTTTCAGATTTAAGAGGAGTTATTTTAGGAGGACGACCAACTTCTTTTTCTGGTAACTTCTTACTCTTCTTACTAGCTACAGATGCTATTCCTGCTGCTGTGCCTACTCCTGCTGCAGCAACCGCTTTTCTACCACCTCTTGGTAATTTTTTACCTGGAACTTTACCACCTATTTTAGGAGCAGCATCTTTTGCTAATTTCGTAGCTCTAGCTTCACTCATTGTTTTTATTGGTTTTTTAGAAGCTATTGTTTGTTTTTCTATAACTTTTTTACTTGCTTTTTTAGCTAAACCTTTATTCATTAAGGATCTTGCTACTTTTGGAGCAACTCTTGCAACTACATTAGCTCCTGCTATTATTACTGGAATAAATTGTACTGCCATAATAATCTCCTTTAACTAAAAGCCGCGCAAAGCAGCACCTGCTCCACGACCTAAAAAGTTAGTTCTTTTTTTAACTACAACCTTTTTTTTCTTACCTTCTCCTACACGGCCACCAGCAGACTCACCCTGCGCTGACATTAATTTTTCAAAGGTAGGCATGTTTGCTTGTTGCTTTTCATAAGCTTCATCAAACTCTTCATCCTCAGATTTTTTTCTTTTGCCACCTCTTTTATTCATAGCATCAATTTCTCTTTGATACTTTGTA